GAAGATGATTCTCCAGAGGAACCTTCAAGAGCGTTTTCAAACTTGTCCTTCAGAATCTTTTTACCAGCCTTGAAGGCCATACGTTTGAAAGTATTTTTGCCAGCAGTACTGGCAGCACCTCTCGCTGCCGCACCAGCCGCACCTTCAGCCGCACCAGCCGCTACTCCTCTAGCTGCCCCTCCAGCTAATAATCTACCTGCTAATGCTAGCAATGGTCCCATTTAGTTAGCTCCTAATTGTTGAAGGATAGCTTCAGAGATTTCCCCTCCGCTAGACCTCGATGATTTCTCGTTCAGATATGATATAAGCATGTCAGAATATAAATCACGTTCAAATGGTGCCAGATTTTCTAACTCAGTTAATGAATATTTATGATGTTGCGCCAATGAGAAGTTTAGGTTATAATGACCCAACAGTGAAATATGGCTTAACCCCAAGTAAAAAAATCTCGTAACGTACTTAGAACAACAGTTCTCTCATTTCCTAATGAATTGGTGTAAGTGAGCTTATGTTCTAATCTTGGCATAGTATCAAAGAAGTCGCTGATCTGTTTATAGGCATTCACCTCAAGATTACCTAAGAATTCATCCAGTTCGCCTTCCTCGGCATCTTCTGGTAGGTATACTGTTTCGGTGTCATAAATCTTCTCGATACAATTCTTGACTAGATAATCGATCAGATCGTATCCATTAGCATCTTCTGGCAATGAAGCCATCATGTCTACTGTGGGATATTTCATGATAATGCCGATTTCATCATTCAATTTAATAACATTTGTATGCCCTTCGGTATAGGTAAGTTCTATCGAATCAAGATTCACCTGTAGATTATACTCTTTATCATCTTCACCATCCAGATATGATAACTTTACGATATTGTCTACCGACTTTGCTCTATGCTTCAGGAACATATATTCAAGATCAAAGGTAGTGAGTTCTTCTGGATTGAAGTCTGAATCTTGAATGCAATTGTTAAGAATCTGTTTGATGGCGAGAGTTACCTCCCGATCATCTTTAGATTCTTGAGCAATGAGAAGAATCTTCTCCTCCTTTACTAGGAATGCTCTGAATAATACTTCCTTCTTCTTAGAAGGCCAAGTCATTTTGAATAGTGGTTTGTCGATCTTAGGTAACATTATTAATCCTTATCTTACTCTATAGAGTATCACTGAGGTTGCTATTGGTTCTTGTTTATTTATTATGTAGAAATAAATGTTGACTTTGTATGATTGATTGGATTCACTGGGAAATACATCAACACTAATTAACTTTGCTCTTGGTTCGTGATTGTTGATAGTCTCTTCACATGCAGATTTTAACCGACCCGCAGTAATACTTGACATTGGTTCGAACAGGAGTTTACGAACATTTGATCCCAGTGTAGGATTAAACATTCGTTCATATTTATCTGTCAGAAAGAGATTTCTAATAGCTCTCTTTACCGCAAGTTCGTTAACATTTCTTACGATATCCTTGGTGTTCGGATGAGCGGTAAGATCGCAGAAGAAATCTGAGTAGATATCTCGTTTTCCATTGACTTCTATATATTTGTCTGATCGTTGAAGTGACATTATTTGTTCTTCCTTTTAGCTAATTCCAATCTTGCTGTTCTTTCCAAGTATTTGTCACCACTATTTAATGCAATTTTATAGTGTTCTTCAGTAGCATTAGGATTATTAAGTGCACGTTTTCTTACAAATGATGTCGGATCATTTAGACCTTTTGTAATCTGTTCTGGTGTAGCATTCTTGTGGTAAGCGGCTTCGGCTCTTACAAATTCTGCAGGGTCTTTTAGACCTTTATCAATATGTTCTTTAGTTGCATCTGGATGCTCCATTGCACATTCTCTGGTAAACTCACAATCACTATCAAGTGCATGTGAAATATGTTCTGGAGTGATATTGGGGTTCTCTAATGCTGCACGACGAACTGATGCTACATCATCATTTAATGCTTTAAAGATATGTTTTGATGTTGCATTTGGACTCTTTGCAGCATATTTTCTAACTACATTTTCAGGATCATTAAGCGCTATTGAAACATGTTCTGAAGTAGCACTTGAATGATTAATTGCATGTTTGCGTGTTATATAATACGAGTTTGTATTTTTCAATATATTTGTGATATGTTCTGGAGTAACTCCATGCTTTTGATTATGCGGACTTGGGCGATCTTTGAAAACCTCACTTTCTTTTGCTGGTGCATCTGTTTCATCCATGAAACTAAATGATTCTCTATGCCCTTGATACTTCTCACCAGCATACTTTGGTTTCTTAGGGACGTAAATGTGCATAGGCCCATCACTATTGTATTCAAAGAACATATTGCCTCGTTTAGATGCAGTACACCATCTAGTCCCTGCTCCATACTTTTGAGAAGCTTCTTTGGTGTGTGGAGTATAAACTTTCCAATGCTCTTCATCATGTTTAGTGACTTCAGAATCAGAAACATCTTTAGACTTTTCTTTAATCTTCGGTAGTTTTGCCACCGAATCTTCCAAATCCTTAATGGTCTTGTGTGATCCTATATCCTTAGACACTCCATGAGCTTCTAGAGTTTTCTTCAGTTTATTCTTATGATAAGTTTCAAGAGCAGGCCCAACTCTTGATCCGATATCCTCATGGTGTCTAATCCCACCAGAAGCATACTTTTGGCTGATCCATCCGGCGTACTCTTTATTTGGAGTCGGATCGTGATCTTCAATCTGCTTGTGCCAGAATTCACGGTGATTAGATTCTACTCCTTGAGACTTCAGACGCTCTGTAATCTTAGCGCCATGATTAGCCCAATTCTTATCTTCGTTGTATTCTAATAGTAAAAATTCTCTAAATCGCAACATTACACTTGGTCTCCCATACCGGGTTTTAATAACTCTAATGATTGTGTATACAGTGGCTTAGCGCCAAGTTCGATCATATGTCTAACTTTTGCAACTAGAAAATTACCACTCGATAATCTATCGACTTTAGGAGCACTAGTAGTACCTACAGCTTCAGGGAAGTTGCATCGTATGACATCACCCGCAGTGATCTGATCATCTCCCCAGATGAAAATGTGAACAATATTCTGTGTCAACTTCTGAACATAGGCCTGTAGAATAGATTGTTTCTCTGGAAGAAAACTTTCATTTCTAGAACTATCAAATGGCACCAACATGGTTACTGCAGTAGTCTTTCCATGAGTATTCTCAAATTTGGAAGTATTCTGATTCACTGTACCAGAATCAATCTTAGCGAATCCATCCTGTCCAAGATTGTTAGTATAGTTAACTATCTTATAGCCACCAGTGACCATATCGAGCACACCAACTTTAGTATTCAATCCGCCATGTTGAATCTTGTCAACTGAATCTGCGAATGATAGCTGTCGGTACGCAATAATATTTCTATATTTGTTAGTCAACTCACTCTCGCTTACATTTGAGTCAAAGAAGAATACCTTATCCCCCGTCTTTACTTTATTAGAATCGAAAAGATGTTCTAGTGTGGCAAAGGTATAGCCATACTTGTTCTCAAAGAACACGTAAGAACTTGACTGATGACTCTTGGAGATTGCTCTACGACGTAACATATCAATAGCTTTGAATGGAGTGAGTTTATTTACCAGAACATCATCGATCCCTCTGGTAGGCTCGACTACAAGCTTCTTCTTTGACTTTAAATATTCAGTTACGATCTTGGGTATAGAACCAGAAATTTCTGAGACAAATTTTCGATCAACTCTTATTTTTACGTCTTCTAGTAGCTCTTCACTAACCGCAGAAATTTTATATTTTTTAATATTCTGTTGATCGTTGACAATAAGCGATTGAATACGTTTGACATGAAGCTTATATGAGGTTATAGTATTAGACTTCGGTAATGCAAATTCGATCTCAATGTACTCCTCACCCAGTAATGGGAAGTTTCTGAGTAGATCGATAGAATCCATAATAATAAATTCTGCATAGATCACTGGAGAGAGAATACTCTCGTAGATATCGATATGCTTACACTGTTCATTCAAAGGATATCCTCTGGTCCCATCATCTGAGTACAGATGAATTTTCTTGATATCAACATTGCCGGGCTTAAATTGATCAGTCATTATTCAGAGAGCACTTTTCTTAGTTGATATTCAGCATCAGTTTTATAAATTTTGTCAAGCAGTTTAATATTTTTCTTTTGCTCATTGACCAATTGCTCATGATCGTAGAAGCTAACTGCTTCCCAATATGCCTCCTCCGCTACAGGAATATTAGTTGTCACTAGAACTGAGGTCAGAGTCGCGTTTGCTGATCCGGTTACGACTGCAGTATTACCAGAAATAAATTGTCCAGTGATGTGCTGCACAGTGAGATACGTAGTATTGCTAAATGTAACATATCCTGTTGCTAATACTTCTGAGTTTGCAATATAGGATTGAGTTACCTTTTCATTAATATTAAAAGATGTATTCGATTCACAAGTTGCAGTGAGGACTTTATTGGTATTAACCGTCCAGTCTTCCTTCTTGCGCTGATATGCAATCACGCTATTATTGTAGTCAGTGATAGGAGTGAAATATTTCTTTCTGGATGCAGGAAGATTCTCATAGGTAGCTGGCAATAATTCACTTTCATCAACGATCCATGAGTTGGAGTAGTATGCAATAGTAGATTGTGCATTAGCAATGCTACCATACTTAGTGGTAATATATTCGTTGAATTGAGTCTCATTGATATACAGGTCATAGTATGGATCGACTACGTTATTTGTCATCCAGATTAGCCATGTGTAATCTGAATCGTCATAATATTTGTGTGATAGGATATCAACTCTATCACCATCAGTCATGGTGTATGGATAGAATGCAGTCTTGGATTCTATGGTCTCATCGGACAGTCTTGCACGAACCAAGAGATTCTTGGATGGTACACCGTTATATGATATAGTTGGGAGCTTCTGGAAAAACGCGGTCATTATTGTGTAGACCTGAATTGGCTAGCAGCGCCTAAAACTTCGCCAGCAACTGGTCTGCTTATAAACTCATTCAGCTTCTCTCCAATATTTGGTGCTTCGTTAGCTAAATTATCATCACGACTTAGGAAGTATTCGATTTCTTGTGCGGAGATTGATAGCCTGATCATAGTCGGCAACTTAGTATTTTTGAAGAATGATGGGATTCCGTTAATAGAATAATCCACATTCACGCTAGTAACTACGCAGAGTTTATAAACGTAAAGGCGGCTACCATCTTCTAATTTTGGGAATAGTTCTATCTGAACCATGTCAGGATAGCTAAGTACTGCAGCATTATTTTGAAAAGTTGATCTTGGCAACATCTTATTCTTGATAGTTGCAATAATTTTCTTTAGCTTTCTACTCTCCTCTGGTGTCTTAGGGGCAAAAATCCACGAAAACTGGTGAGAGTCGCGAAGTCTTGGCCCTTGGAACGCTACAGTAATATTTGGATTTGGCGCAATGCCTAATGCTTGCTCTAATACTGTAGAGATACTACCACCAAGATCACCAAATCCAGCCTTTTCTGCTACGAATTGTGGACCATCTCTCAATGCCGTAGCAAGAATTTCAGGTAGCGGTGTTCCACCATCTACACGATCTACACTTCTTTGGAATGCATCTGCGATATCTCCAATCATTCCAAGTTGTTCGTTAGTATTATAATCTACGCCATACATTTCCTTAAGGTCTGCAGGGATCGGTAATACTACCGAGTAAGTATTATTATAGGTTGGTTTATTGAATGGCGCAGGACGCGCGTAGGATTTAAAGTTGAATTGGATGAAGTAGTCACTGTTATGAAGTTCTGGTGGATAAATATCTCCATCAAATCCTGAAGCCTTTGAACTGGCAATAACTCCGGTAGGTGCTCGATCAGTACTAAATTTTTCTCCACTCATACTACTGGCTGCTCTCTGAGACGATATGTCACTTGCTGAAGCACGTTCTGGAGAAGTACCGGTAGCTAAATAATAATCTTTAGCTCCTGCAGCCACAACACTATCCGCCTTCAATGCAGAAATCGCTGCAACTGATTCATATGAAGCTCCAGAGTTAAATAGTGTCTGTGAAATGTCTTGAGTAACACTGGAGACTGATTGTTGAAGTCCAGACGTGACGCTGTTCACTACTCCATCTACTAACTTCTGTAGTGGTGTCTTCGATGCACTATTCATAAAGCTGCTTGTGTTTAATGACATTCTACGATCCCTGAAGATATAAATACTATAGTATTTATAACATAAAGTAGGGTCTATGATGAAAACCAAAAAAGGAATATTTAGACCATTACACCCAGAGAAGTATAAAGGCGATCCAACTAATATTGTTTATCGTTCTTCTTGGGAATTGAAGTTGATGGTCGAGTTGGATAAACACCCAGATGTTTTAATGTGGAATTCTGAAGAGATTATTATACCATACAAATCTCCACTTGACAATAGAAAACATAGATATTTTCCTGACTTCTGGGTCAAGAAAAGAAATAAAAGTGATGGCAAGATTGTGGAATGTCTGATTGAAATTAAACCAAAAGCACAAACCAAGCCACCTAAAGTGCAAGCGAATATCACTAAGAAATATATTAATGAAGTTCAAACTTGGGGCGTGAATAGTTCTAAATGGAAAGCTGCTCAAGACTACTGTAAAGGCAGAAACATGGACTTTGTGATCATGACTGAAGACGATCTCAATATCAAATATAAATAGTATATTGACATTAGGAGTAATAGATGCTTAGATTTAAAGAATTCATTCTAGAATATTTGACACCAGAACAAGATAAAAAGTGGTCTCAAGTAAAAATGGAACCAGAAGCTAGAGCAAGAACCGACCACTTTTTTGGTGAAGGTAATGATCATGTACGAGAAGATATCAAGGAATATGACCATGATAAGTCTGAGATTCATCGCAAAGTAGAAGAACATCTAGGTAAAGAATTATCGCACGAGGAGTACAAATCCGGATTGACAAATGATAAGTATGGTCGCCAAGTAAAACTCGGTAAACTGATCAAAGATGATAAATTGAAGACTGAATATTCGAACGATTCGTCTCGTGCAGGGTCTAAGTTAAAACAACCATACATGACTATCGTGCGTGGCCATCACGTTGCAGGACAGACTAATCCGGTACCAGATGAACTTCACCCTACAGGTCATGCGTGGGAGAATGAAAGCTGTAAGAACGTCAATACTGGATGTAATCGCCATTATCTCACCAATGAAATTAAGCACGGTTCAGTAGTAGTCCGTGGTCACGATGCTGATGGTAAGGAAATCTATAGAGCAACGCTACAGCCACATTATCATGATCATGGTGGTCATCTATATTCTCTCAATTCTGAATATGGAATTAAGCATCCATCTTTCACTGCACATGCTCATGATGTGGCTGCTAGACTGAGTGGAGAATATAAATCTGGGATGTTTAAGATTGATCGTAATGTCTACAATGATAGGTATATCGGCACAGCCTTACATCCCGGAGCAAATCCAGAGCATCTCACTAAAATGCTAGATGATTCTGATGCGTATAGTGCATACGATTCTGACGCCTATCTACACGTACTTAGCTCCCATAAAGCAACTCCCGAGCATATCGAACGTGGATTGAATCATGTAGTTAGCAGCGTTAATTCAGCAGCAGCACGACACAAAAATGCAACTGCAGATCAAATATCTAGAGCACTTAACGATAAGTATTCATCAGTAAGATCGGCTGCTATGGACAATCCAAATTTGAATCAGGATCATATCAAGCATGTACTTACCCATGAAAAGGACGATGATGTGGCGGCCAAAGTAGCCCACCGAGCCAGAGGAGAAAATCTAAATCTGGCGTTAAATCACCCATCCTACGAAGTTCAGAGTCGCGCTCTCCTCAACAACCCCAATATTACTGC